ATTCGAACGAATCCAACTTCACCCTTGCCATATATGGTACCATTGAGTCAATTGCCAGGTGTGTGGTTACATCCATCAGATAATTCTGGTGGTGAACTCCATGTGCCTTTCTTTTACCATAAAAATTGGTTAAAGTTGACTTCAGCTGCCGATGTAAAGACAATGGGATCCTTATATTACTATGTGAACCTCCCCTTGGATGTTGCTAGTGCCACAGGATCATCGTCGATTTCAATCGACACTTTTGCATGGCTTGAGGATGTTGAACTCAATGGTGCTACTTCCGAATTGACATTGCAGGCTCGTGATGAATATGATGGGCCAGTCTCGCGCATAGCTTCTGCAGTTGCGCAAGTTACAGGTCGATTGGCAGATGTTCCAGTGATAGGTAAATTTGCTCGTGCCACACACATAGGCGCTGGAGCATTGGCTCAAGTCGCTTCTATTTTTGGATTTACAAATACGCCCGTTATTGATAGCATTCCTGCACGTATACCCATGCCGGGTCCACATATTGCCAGTGCTGAAGTTGGGGCACAAATTCAAAAGCTGACGCTTGATCCTAAGCAGGAGCTTTCAGTGGATCCCACATTGCATGGTTTGGATGATACTGACCAAATGGCCATCTCTAATATTTGCACCATACCATCAGCACTTACAACTACCGGATGGAGTACGTCAGATGCTGTTGGTGAGGTCATTTTTAATGCCAATGTTAGTCCCATGCTTTTTGCAAGGGTACCAATATTGGATGGTGGCTCAGTTGTGAGATCTCATCGAGTTTATCACACACCTATGTCATATGTTGGTATGATGTTCACACATTGGCGTGGTGATATCATTTTTGACATAGAAGTCGTGTGCACTAAGTTTCATAAAGGTCGTCTTAAGATTGCTTGGGACCCTTTAGGATCTGGCGGTTCGTCAGCTCTTAATGAAAATACAGTGTATACCACTATTTTGGACATAGGTGAGAATAATAAAGCTTCTTTCCGTGTGCCATTCCACCAAGCACTCGCGTGGTGCCGCACTCGCGGTATTACACGGGACAATTGGACGCCGGGCAATTCTTTACCAGTGAATGATTTGTTTGATAATGGACTCTTTTTGATTTCCGTTTTGACACCTCTTATGTCTCCAGTGTCACCACAAAATGTGGGTATCCTGGTTACAGTTCACGGTAGTGACAATTTAGAGTTTGCTAACCCTAAAGCATCACTCGGTAATTCCAGTGGTTCACCTGAACCTTCCTTTTTTGCTGTGCAAGCTCGTGATGAAATCGAGATTCACGCTTCTGAGGAAGTTCTGGGTGATGATGGTGGTCAACATCCAGAAAGATTTGCTTTAAATTTTGGTGAGAGTATTGTATCACTAAGAAACGTTTTGCATCGCATGTCCGTCTATGATACAACTGCCACGTTAGCTAATGCGGCTACCAAGTATATGTGGTTTGGCAAATCATATTCACGGTTGCCGCCAATGTTTGGGTATGATCCAAATGGTTTGTCTACTTCGAACCGCATTCTTGCTGGTTCTGGTACGTATCCATTTAATTATACACCGACACATCCCATCACATATGTTGCCATGATGTATGGAGCATTTCGTGGTGGTGTGAATTACACGGCTAACGTTTCCGTCGATTTGTACCCTCACGTCGGTGAAGTCAGGGTACAGCGTATAACCGATAATACTTTTGCAGTAAATCGGCGGGGACGCATCACCGCAAGTCAGAATACTGGCGCCAGTGGA